ACTCTTGGCTGTCCAAGAACATTCGGCCCATGACGCTTATTGCCATTCTGTCCGGTTACTTCCTGTTTGCATTTATGTCGGCATTTGGGCTGGAAGCCAATGAGTCGTATGTGACGCTATTGGGCAATTGGGGGCAAATCGTGATGCTGGCCTACTTTGGCGGGCGCACGGTGGAAAAGGTCATGGAGATGAAGCACAAATGAGCCTTGTTGCTGAACAGGCGGCATTTTTGCTAGATGCCTGCAAACTGATTGCCAAAGCCACGGAAATGGGCTTTACGGTGACGGGTGGCGAACTGGCTCGCACCATTGACCAACAGCAGATTTACGTCAAAACCGGACGTAGCAAAACTATGAACAGCATCCACATCAAAAGATGCGCCATAGACCTAAACTTCTTCAAAGACGGCAAGTTAGTGTACGATGTTAATGCTTTACGTCCCGTAGGTGAGTTTTGGGAGTCGTTGCACCCGCTAAACTCATGGGGTGGCAACGGAGTCAAGTTGGTAGACGTTCCGCATTTCAGTCGCGGCGACGGCAAACCGGAGTGGCGCAGGGTGTCGTGAAGCGCGACGAGGAAGATGAACTGGCATGGTCGCAGCCAGAACTGTGCCAAAAATGCGTATGGTTTTGCCCGTGGAACGGATCGGGCTACGGTTGCAGTCACCCGACGCAGCGTAAGCCCCTAAAAGGCGAGGTAGTCTGTGGTGGGGAACACCACAAAGCCTCCGCCCCGTGGCATCTACGAAAGGGCTAATCGGGTCATTTCGGCCAGAATCCAATCGGCCTCATCATCCAGCCCCCGCCCACGCATCCGTGCAAGGACTTCGTGAAGGTTTAGCGTCGGGCTTTGCCCATACCCCCATGGCGCAGCGGCTAATTCGGCCTCAAACGCCTCGCCATCGGCGGTATAAGAGGGGTCATCGTCTAATTGGCCCATATAGCCTCTAATGCGGTTTTACCAATAATCCAAGCCACCCCTGTGGCACGCCCAGTTCGGCGGCTCGGGGACGTATCGCCAATTATCGTCCATCCTGCGGTTACGAGAATAAAGCCAATCAAACAACGCGGCAATCATATTCATTGCGGTGACCCCCATTTGAATTCGCCGGTTTTCGTATCGTAATGCGCGCACGCCTGCTCAATGGCTGATCGGTGTGCGTATTTACCCGACACCGTAGCCCCAAGCGTAAACGCCGTGGCAAACACTACAACCATCACAAACCACCATTCATTGCCTTTAATCATGGCATGGACTCCACAGAATAATTGATTGACGGGGAACGCCAATCCCTCGGCATATCCCCGCCAATCCACGACGGGTCTACCCATAACAAACGGTTGTTGGGGTAAGCAATCCATTGGCCCGTATCCAACGCAATAACGTGGTGATCTTTGCTTTGGTCTGGTATTTCGCTCCACCCGCCATCGCACCACATCACGCTAAACAAATAACTACCGGGGCGTTGTATGCCGTCGCGTCCCACAGCCTTGACGCGGTGGTTACGCAAAAACGCGATTTCCTTGGTTTGGCAATTGCGGCTGAAACTGTCCCACCAGCACGTTAGTTTCAAATCTAACGCCGGGGCAGGCTTGCTGCACAACGCATGAATTGGAATTCTGGCCCATTGCGCTCCCGACTCTAGCATGAGTTGAAACATTGGCACGCGCATCGGTTCTGCGCGAAACCCAAACACGGTGCATAACGTGAATTCGCCGTGACCTTGTTTTTGATCGTGCAAAAACTCATTACGCACATACGCAGTAATGTATGGCGTATCGCACCAAAAATTCATAACAACCCTTCTTTAGCCAGTTCGTTAATTGTTCTTGCCATGCCTTCCAAGTGAGCCAAGCGCACAAAGTCACGGTCTAGGTC